ATCAGGTGTACCATCAGTAAATGTAGGGCATGAGCATAACTCATCCTCATCATCTAACCAGAAGTGACGACCGAAGTGTAATGAAGCGATCATGTGAATTGCGTAACTAATATTATTATGCCACATTTAAAAGGTTTTGGAGATCACCTTGTGCAGCTTCTTCTAGTGGCACACTTGTAGTGTAATTGGTTACGTACATATGCTTTACTAGAGCATTGGCATGGTTCTTATCCTTGCCAAATCGTTGAGCATACTGCATAGGTCTCAAATGTATGTTAAAATCCTTCAGTGCATTCATATAATAATCACATTCATTATGAATGAATAACCATTTGGCACTAGTGGATTTCATATGTTGTACTAAACGATCATGTAATGCAGTTCCACCATCACCACCAGTATATCCTAACCTATCTAAGTAAGGTGGATCGATGAATATCCAATCATCGTGTTCAGCAATATTAAACAAGTAGGAGAAATCACCCTCATGTATTTGGCACTTCTTAAGGAAGGCAAGGTGGTTCCAGTCGAGGTTACAACTGAAACGTCTGTAATGACCGAAGGGGACATTGAACTCGCCTTTACTATTGTATCGCTCCATACCACTGAAACACAACTGTCTAACAGTAATGTAAGAAGCTGCGTATGTGTATGGGTCACGTTCGGTCCCGTTGATATACTCTCTAGCAGTATAATACTTCTCTTGGAGAGCATCGTGGGAGAGCGTCTTTAGATAGCATACCTCCGAGAATACATCTTGGAATAGAAAAGGATCTTGTATTGCCTTGTAGAGATTAATAACAGCAGGATTGATATCCAGTAACAGTGCTTCCTTCTCTAATGCAAATGATACAGCAGCACCACCACAAAAGGGTTCGATCACTGCCTTAAACTCTTTAGGTAGCAATGATTTGATGATGGGTAGTTCTTTGCTCTTCCCACCCTGATATTTGACAATAGGTTTCACTTCTTCTTACGATGTTGTGCTACAAAGTTACGAGCAGACTGTTCGTTCCTTGCATATTTTATTATAGCACCTTCATGAACAATAGCCAACTTTGTGTTACTACCCATTACTGGTATCCCATAGTAACCATCTCTAGTTGCAAATCCTCGTTCAGCATCCTTATAGAAATTGTAAATGCTGTCTAATTCTTTTTGTTCAGGTGTCTTTTTGCGTTTCAATGTGCTCATGCCAAGGATGTGTATAGTTATTGTTTTTGATTTTATGAATTGATAGAGTGACATCATCACCCCATTTATTCATCTTACGGATACCACCAAATGACATTTCCAAGTCTTTGTTTGTCCATCCTAACTCCTTAACAAATTCCTTTCGTATGTAAATGTGTAATTCACCTTCAATAAACTTGTAGTCAAAATACTTTTGAATATTGGGGTCGATTGATGTCATTGTTTTCGTAAAGAACCTCACTATGTATCAAGTTGCCAGAGACAACAATCCTATCGTGGTTACATGTGTGTGGTGGCACATAATGTACACATTCACCACTGAATAGGTACAAGTTTCCTACCTTTGGTTTAATTACCTCAGGTGGTAACCATGGACGTTTTATGTCAGGGAAGATGAGTGGAGAGCAATCAGGACAGGCATCCAAATACCACACAAAACTCCAATCAAACCCAGTATGATTGTGAGCTTCTGCGTAGTCGCCAGATCTGTAGATTGCAACCCAGAGATCTTCGATTTGATATGTCGGGTAGAGGACATGAAGTTGACCTTTGAATTCATCGAAAAGATAACAATCAGATACGTTCCAGTCAGTCAAATCTGCCTGTACTGGTGCGTCCTCCCTTCGATATAAAGAGAGTTCTTTAATAATCTCTTTATAATTTAGAGGAGGACGAACGTAATATTTGTCAATCTTTAAGATTTGCTTCATACTCTCTATACTCTTTGTACAGTACCTTCTCTCTTGCGTATGCATCTATTTCCCATGGTTCATCCATGTATGCAGTCTCTTTAGGGACAACATCACCCTTCCATTTATTCTCAATGAATACTTTGTCAGTGTGACGATGAGCAAATCTCTGCTGATGATCACCACGCAGTCTCTGCTCTACATGAGTTAACTCATGGAATAGTGTAGTAAGATACTGTTCTTTGTTATCAAGACGGTTCTCCATCTCGATCTCAAAGTATCTAGGACGTGAGAGTTGATCGATGGATACACAAGTACCATCGTCCTCTGGCCACAACCTTCTATCTATAATATGGAGATAGAAGTTGAAGCGACTGAGTTTACGATGTTTGATAAACCATTCGATTGCAGTGCGGGTAATCCGTTTGCGATTACGATACCCACCAAACGTGACATAACAAGACATGACCAATGAAGAAAGTAAACGAACGAGGAAATAAAGACTAGTTTTTCAAGTCCAGACATATCTTTAGCATTCATGGTTTTAAATTACCCTCCTCATCATACCAGTCATCAGTGACATTTTCAAGTTCAACACCGACTTCATCCAAAGCACTCCCTAGTGCTATGTTTAAAGTTTTTTCCAGTTTAACATCATCAACATTGTGACGAATTGCCACTTGATTTGATAGGGTTGGATCTGTAGACCACATTAGATCAATAAGATACTTGATCTGTTGTGTGTCCAGTTCAACCATTGTGACTACACTGTCCATTTCGGGTTGCTCTGTGATGATTACTTCCATATTATAATGGCAATTGGGCAGGAATGGACATAATACGGTCAGTTTGCAAACTGGCATACTCCTCACGCAATTCACATCCAATATATGATCTACTATTCTTCTTGGCAACCATTGCTGTAGTTCCTGATCCCATGAATGGGTCTAATATTATATCTCCCTTCTCACTACCCGCAAGGATACATGGTTCAACAAGTTGCTCTGGATATGTTGCAAAGTGAGCACCCTTGTATGGTTTTACTGTAACAGACCATACGGAACGCTTATTCTTCTTTGGGTAAGACTTGGTGAGACCACTATGTGGCTGTAACCCTGACCCTGGATTATGATACTTCCCTTTAGTTCTATCTCTTGTTCCCCAGTCTTTTGCGGGTTCTTTAATTGCTTCATTGTCATAATAATACTTTTTACTCTTACTCAATAGAAATATGTACTCATGTGATTTAGTACACCTATCCTTCACACTCTCTGGCATAGGATTAGGTTTATGCCATATGATATCTTGTCTTAGATACCATCCATCCGCACGTAATGCGAATGCTAACATCCAAGGTATACCTATCAAGTCTTTTTGTTTCAATCCTTCTAGTTTATTACCTCTTACTGGTGTACTCTGTGGTAAATCCTGTCTGGTCTTTGATACTGTCTGTTTGGGATAATTACCATCACTACGATAATTATAGTATGAATCACCAATGTTTAACCATAGTGTACCATCATCCGTGAGACAGTCACGTACCTTGCGGAACACATTGACCATTTCTTTCACATAATCCTCTGGTGTCTGCTCTAATCCAATTTGACTATCTTGTCTAATAGCACCACACTTAGGACAAACAGATTTGTAAATGGCATCTCCCACTCCTGACATTTCATCATGGTTCTTGTGTCCTGTATTACAATTTTCAGGTTTGACTTTACTGTCTCTCCTGTGACTGCAATTTGGATCACCACCTACCCATGTTGCTGTACCATAGTCACGTAGACCATAGTAAGGTGGCGAAGTGACACACATCCGTGGTCTCTCAGCAATGCCAGTTGTTATTTGTGCATGTAGTGTGCCTAATGTTTCACGGCAGTCACCAAATAATACTTTGTCTCTCATAAGTAGTTTGCTGCAATAGTAATGCGTTCTCCATCAACATTCATTGGTGGCACGCTATGTTGTAAATTACTACGGAATATTATAACAGTTCTCTCCTCTGGTGGTGCAAGTAATACATCCCTATTAAACTGTGTATCACCCTTCTTATTCTTTGGTGGTAGCATACTACCATTATCGGGACGTTTAAACCATGTACCTGGTGCACCTTCTGGTATTTGCATGAAATATATTGCACTGAATATGTTTCCAGGATGCATATGAAACTCTTGATATTGTCCTCTAGTGTAAACATTATACCATGCATCACCGCACATATGATCTGCTTCCGAAGCATATGCTTCACGAGCAAACTCATTTACGCATAATCTGATCTTATCAAGGATAGATTTGAACTCAAGATAGTTTACTAATGAACCAATGTGGAAACAATTACTAGGTGAACACTCAGCACTAACCCATGCTCCAAGATTTCCCCGCCCAAAGATCTCCTTTAAGCGCATAACTTTGGTTATAAGGAAATCATTCTCCTCTTTTGTAATCAAATTCTGTTTAGCATACAACCCTACAGGGAATGCTGGAATAATATTACTAGTCATTTAGATCTTTCAAGCGTGGTTCTACCCAATGTTCCGTGTTATCAATACCTGCTGCATTAACATACCGCATAATATGCTCATCAACCTGATGAAATATTGGATGAAGATCCAATTCCATATTAATATCATGTGCTATCTCAGCAACTTGTGCTTCAGTTAAGCAATGATCCTTGTGCATTAAATTACACGTAGGTATTCTCTGCTCTATTAACTCATTAAGGTTAATTCTAATTTCGTAGTCTCTATATACTGGCATGATTTAAAGGGTGCTAGAAGGGGTCTGGGAGACCCCAGAAGGGGTCTATCTAAGATAAAGGTAAGATCCTGCCCAGTCTGCTTTAGTTAAGCATTGAGCATAAGATACATCATCTAAAAGATTGTAACGCACATGCTTGGCAGGTTTTGCCCATGATGCTGGTTTGTACACATCACCAGTCTTTCTATCTATGAAGGCATGAACACATGACTGGTTATCGTCCGCAGTAATCTTGATGTACTTGCGCCCTTCTTTGATGTTGAACACGGTAGGAGAGTTTGGATACTGACTGTTTACATCCTCTTGAAGGATTTGACCAAGTTTATGCGCTCTTTCGTAAACTGTGTCAACAAATAATGCTTTGGTCATGGGATTTGTTTAATTGATATACTAAGTATAGTGCATCATGGTGCGGATGGAAGACAATATGTGACACTTATTTAAGTGTCCTCATCTTCCCAATCCGCATCCCAATCTATGTCATCATTATCTTCTCCGAACCATTGCTCATAAAACTCATCATCTTCCTCATCAAAATGGTTTATATGCCATTGTAACACCTTATGACCCTCAAGGGAACTGAATGATATAGTACTATCTCCGTCATTCATACAGAAACCACGTTGTAACCATCGTGTCAGTTCATGGTCAGGGTGTGCTTCCATCATAAGATCAAGTAACTCCTCGAACTTATCACGTTGAAGATGCTTATATTCTAATGGTGGATGATCTAAATGGTCTTGCCAACGCGGATATAATCCATCTTCAATGAACATCACGATCAAATACCTCTATTCTCTGGGAAACCCACTGGTGTGCATAGTCTATCAGTTCCTCGTCTAAAGTCAAGGGTTGGTTAACAAACTCAATAAGATATCCTGGTTGCTCAAACTTAATCAATTCCATATCAAGTTTAGCTCTAGCTATACTACCCTGACCCAATTCCAAGTTACCATACGTACAATCCTCCGTAGGAATAAGGTATGAATTACTTCCCATGGGTAGAAAGTGCGTCTCATTCTCTATTTTATGAACAAGTCTGCGTAAATTTGGTATCTTATCCTCTTCAGGATTGACACCAACACAGATAGCACCGCAATTATTAGTCAGTGCTGTAAATCTAGTGATACCAGACACACGAAAAGATGTATGTGCTCCAGGTTTATAGCGTAGAAACTGTGGATATGCAGCAGTTTCACTCATCCATACACCATTTGTGAACAACAGACATCTACTGTGTAAGTAAAAACGTGTTAGAAACTCCCAAGGATAATCCTTATAGTTACTAAACATCTGTTTGAGCATCTCACAATGCTCATCTTTAACATACTCCTTGTGCTCCTCAGGATCATCCCCGAAGAATTTAAAAGCTTGTTGGCATCCTTTGTGATATAGAACAGTGAGATTGTCTTTCGTATCTCTCACTGTGATTTCAGGCATCATCTATCTACTATTTCAATAAGTCCTTCTTCGATCTGATTTAACCATGATTGCGTAAAATGTGCAACGTCTGGTTCTCTTTGTATAAACTCAACAATAACTGTTGGTTTATCTACTGTTATCTGCACCGTACCCTCTTCTGAAATTGGAAATGGATAGTGTTGATATAATTTGGTCTTATGATACCATATATCGTGCATAGGTACTATTATACTACCAATCCCTGCAGGTGTAAAGCTATCGCTCTCCTTAAGGAAATACACTCTTCTATCCGTAGCATGTAGGTCTTCAAACCCTGAACATGCAACTAAACCATTATTCTCCTGTGATACTAGTCTGTTAAGACCAGGAAAACGGAAGTGAGTGTGTGATCCGTTGTGATATAAGAGAGAATAGTTAGCAGGTTTGAGTGAATCACTCCTCCATGTACTACCAAACATTACAGTTCTGTGATGTACTTGATATGTTTGACCACATTCACGTATTATCTTTTGATATCCCGCAACCTTACCCTTCTTATGCTTCTTAATATGTGCAGAGATAATCTTATCCTGCGTCTCCAGCATAATTTCTTTTACTGGATCAGGATCATTACCGAATACTTTCTTACCTTTGCGTGCATCATAGCACCCAAATACACTTACACCAAACTGTGAAATACTCTTACCGAATGTGTATTGAGCAATTCGGCTATCTTGTGTCTCTGCAAGTTGATACATATCACTCCTCAGCAGCGAGTTGTGCGCTTAATGCCTCGAACTGTTCATCAAAGTCATCTTCGCTGTACACATTAACAACAGTAGCCTGTGATACTACAGGATCTACATGAGTATCATTTAGTTTTGCCTTTCTTTCACGATGCTTCATTAACTCTTCCATAGGTATTGACTGTTCAACACCAAGCATTCCGCTTAGAACTAATCGAGTGGAGTCCATGTTGCACTCATTTAATCTCTTTTGTTCAACAGCATTATATACTTGCTCTGCAATTTGAAACAATAATGGCTCTTCTGTCTCAGGTTTGAGTGAATCTAGATCCATTGGAATTGGACCATACCAGTCATCCTCTTTAAGAGTTCCATCATTATAGTAGACACCGAATTCTCCAGTGTCGATATCGAAATCTTTTACAACAAATGTTGGAGCTACGTCAGCATCCAATCTAAATTGTTGATCGATGTCTTGAATTGACATAGTTCTCCTCTAATTAGTTTTACCACCACGGATGTCGCCATCCCCAGATCCATTTTGGGCATACCTTTCTGACCAACCATCAATTGCAGTACCACCACCTCCAGCAGTACCACCAGCATTTTGTCCACCAGCTCCAAGGTTACCACCTTGACCACCTGAGTTGGATCCGCAGCCGTCGTTACCGCCGCCTCCGCCGCCACCCCATTGTTGACCGTTTTGACCTCCATGCTTTCCTTGACCGCCTGGATAACCAGCACCGCCACCTCCACCGCCTCCGTTGGCGGTTGAGAAATTTTGACTTGTACCCGAACATTGATTGCCCTTCATACAACCGTAGTAATATGTATTCTGGTAGGTACATTGAGCATTGTTTCCACCTGCTCCACCACCACCGCCACCAGCGATTACTCCAGCATTATCTAATATGAATGGTGTTCTAGTATATAATGCACGTTGTCCACCTTGACCATTTTGTCCTCCTCTATTACCACCATCACCACCTTTACCAGTTATCCTTTGATTACTATTAACTCTGAGATATACTTTAGAATCATTAGAGAAATTACCAAGATTAACTTGAGATCTTACAGCATTGACAGTAACAACACCTTTAATTTTATTACCACCATAACCTAGTCCACTAATATGACTTGATAGACTCCACTCTGAAGTACTATTGCTTCCAATTGTAGCATTAAACAAGAAATGCTCACCTTCATGAACCATTCTCCATGTACCAGCATGTTTAACATATACCTCTTTAACATCACGCCAAGATCCAGCGTGCTTTACTTGTACATCCTCAACATATTTCCATGACCCACCATGCTTGATCCTAAGATGATCATCAAGAGCCTGTGCATAAGTTTCTGAATATGGTATTGCCATAATTTAATTACCTGTACTAGTACTTATACCAGATATCACCATCGGATCCTCCAGATGGATTATTTGTTGAAACTGTCCTTGTACCATATGCGTTCTGGTTTGCATTACCAAAGCTTGATGCTGTAATATTATTACCAGCAAGATTACATCCACCTAATGTATTAGTGGATGGATTATATATTAGATGACTATCATCGGTGTCAATATGTGGTCTTTGATATCCAGCACTATTTTGTGCACTGAATAATACTTGCCAATTAGTATTACTATTAGCTTCATCAACATTAATATTATCTGCATTAGTAGCAGTACCAGATGTATCTTGGTTACCTGCAGTATTAACGCCAGGTAAGTTAATGTCTGCACCACCGTTGAATGATACCCCACCAATATTACGAGCTGTCTGCAATGTAGTAGCAGTGAGAGCATTTCCAGTACAACTTGAAGAACTACCTCCAGCATTACCTGTTACGTTACCAGTTACATCACCAGTTAAGTTACCAGTGAATGTTGTGGCAGTAAAGGAAGATGCATATACTGCTGCCCATTTCTGACCAGATGATCCTAAATTGTAAGTATTATTAGCGTTAGGTAAGATATTACTATTAACATCAGCATTGAATGTGACGTTATCTGAGTTAG